TACTGCAAATGTACCAGCATTTGTTACTGCGTGTGACGGAACTGATGAAAGTGCTACAAGAAGCTCATTTGATGCATTTACATTTGCACCCCTCTCATTTCCTGCGGCATCACGAATCTGTGTATATAAGTTTCTATTTGCGCTCATTCGCAATGCACCTGCATCACCCTCATCTACACTATCTGGTGTAATATCGTCAAATTCTGCACCTACCATTGCTACTTTTGATGTACCTGGAGTAAAGGCAGCGTCATCAGTAAATACAATATCATCAATTAATTGTAGTGCGGTTAGTGCATCACCTGTTACTAATGTACTAGCCCATAAACGACCGCCTGATACCTGTAATGCTTCATAATCACCATCTGTTCCAGACAAGTTACCTGGAGTATCTTGACGGACGACTAATGCAAGTGTACCAGTTGCGCCTGTACTATGTGTAGAGTCTTCTGCGTATTGTGTACCACCACCAATTCCTACGTTATCGGCTTCTATTGTAATTCCTATACGACCACTCGCATCTACATTGAGACCACGTTCGCTTCCCGAAGCATCACGTATTTGTGCATATAGATTTCTGTTTGCAGACATTCGAAGAACTCCTCCGTCACCCTCATTTACGGAGTCTGGAGTTGTGTCATCGAACATTGCACCAGCGGGTGTTATTGGAGTAGTTCCTGGAGTAAAGGCTGCATCGTCTGTCATCGATGTACCACCTCCCGAGGATATATCTACCAATAATCGATGAGTCGATGGATCAGCCCATAAAATAACATCTGCATCATCAGCGGCATTGCTTTTGACTTGCAATGATGGTACTTGGTTACTATTTCGTTCTGTTGCCATGTTTTTGTTGTTTTATTAATAATTCTTGGGCTGTTCTTTCAAGTGTTGCAGACCTGTCTTTCAGTTGTATGTCCCTTTTTTCTTGGTCGAGATGTCGCTTATTTAATTCTTCTCTATAGTCTTCGTTTGATTTTCTCTCCATTTCTATCTTGTTTTCTCTGATAGATATAGATTTATTGAATTCATTGACCGCTTTGTGATATTCAGCCCAGCGTTCAGATAATTCAGATTGAGATCGTCTATGTTCTTCTTCTGCTTTTTGAAGCAATTTTTCTCGTTTTAATAGTTCTGAATTATTTTCTGTAATATCATCTTTTTCCACAATCAACTGTTCACGAAGTGTTACTAGAGAATCTTGTTCGTTTTTTAATGATTCTTCTTGTATTAATACAAGTTTTTCTCTTTTAATCACTTCAGCAAGTCGATTTTCTGATTCTTTCATGATTTCTTTTATCGGTATCATCGCTTCACGTTTTCTTGATTCAAGCGATTCTACTTCTTTTGTGAGATCATCAATACGAGGTTTTATTTTTGATTCATGTTCCAGTAATTCTTTATCAAGACGTTCTATCTCTTTTTGTACGAATTCTCTTTTTTCATTTAGAGAACTTAGTGCAATTGTTTCAGCTTCACGAAGCTTCGACATCCTTTCAAGTCGCTCGGTGTCCTCCTTTATCTTTTTAATTTTAATTTGTAGTGGATCAAGGAGTTTCATGATTATTTTTCTATTACCACAAGTTTTGCGGTTGCAGCTTCCTCAATGAATTGAACGGAAGTTTGACCAGACGGAACGGCATATACCCGAGTTGTGTTAGGTGCAATAAATTCATCAAAATCTGTACTCGCAGCAGTGCCACCCCATTTAAGGAATATACCTTTGTCAATTGCAGTTACTTCAATCATTTTCGTACCAGCATTTAATGTAATAGCAGTGGACGAACTGATTGTCGCATCATAGGTTTCTTCAAGAGCCACAACTGGTGTTGTGAATGGCATTGAATTTAAGCATTCTTGGTTCTGATCTCGTGGAATTGTGTTATTTATCTGTGTCATGGATATTATTGATTATTTTCAGTTGATGCAAGATCAATTGGTTTACCCTCGAATGAGGATTCATCATCGTCATCTTCATCAAAGTCTGGTGGTATTATCAACTGAGGTTCGTTAGGATTTTGTGGTTCTGTTTTAGACTTTTGGGATTCCTTTAACATTTCTTCTGATGTTGATTGATGATTTTTATTTGCGGAATTTATCAAAGCATTTATATCATCGCCTTGAGTACCAAGGGTTTCTTCATCATTTTCATCCAGTTTAAATGCTTTATTAAATAATTGCATAAATACTGGAGTGTCATGCGGTCTTTTTGGTGAAGTGAATTTTTCACCGTCTTTATAAACAGGGTTACCATTTACGTCTTTGCGTAAAAGCTCCCGATTTACAAGATGTTTAGCGAAGTGTTTTGCTAGATAGTCTGGCATATATACCGACTGTCCTGCTTTGAATTTTTTTGGTTTTCCATCCCAGTAACCTACGAATTCTTCGTCACTGAAATTTGTAAATAATGCTGTTTTCATAATGATTTGTGCGAGGGGGCAATCTCTCGTCTTTTTAATGCCCACCAGCGATAGCGGTTCTGGGTTATTTATAGCGCTATCCTTTATTTTCCCGACTCCATCGCTATCCCCCAATAAGAGGGATAGAGTGGAGTCAGGAGTGTATACCTATCCTAATCGTAGGTGTACAAGTCCATATTCGGTGTCAGTTGCGGCCACCATCAGTGTACCTACAACTGATAGGATTTCTGGTATACCGTCTGCGACTACTTCTACGGCACCTGCAACGTTGTCAGAAGCGACTACATCGGTTCCGACAGTTCCTGTTCCGTCTATAAGTACATTCGCAGGACCCTCTACTTGAAGCCAACCGAACTGTGAAGCCGTCAAAGCAATTACTGCCACACCTGCTGGTGAGGAGCTTATTGTTGTAGGGTTTATGATCACAGAATCGTATGGATTCTTGATAAGGTCAATTGTAGTTGATGTTGTGAGAGCAACCTTGATCGAATCTTTAAGATTGATCGTAAATGCGGCTGCAGTAGCGGCTGCGTGGCCACTGATCGCATAAATGTAACCCTCTCCTGCATCATCTGCAATTCCTACGAAACCGTCTGCATATTGGTTTGCAGTCACTGTAACTGTTCCAGTTGTAGTGATTGAAGTTGCACCAACTGCAGCTGCAGCGATTGCAAGGTTGTGGTCACCAGTATCTTGAGCTGATGCTTGTTGAAGCTTTCCAGCAGCCAATGCTGTACCACCTGCTTTGCAGTATCGGTATGCACGACCGTCGTTGCTGTACACTTTCTCTCCAAGATTGTGCAATTTATCTGCACTATCTACAAAGAGTCCTTGTGCTACAACTACTGGTCCTGTTCCTGTTAATTGTGTCATGGTATTTAAGATTTAAGATTAATAATTTACGACCTATGCACCTACTGCCTTAATTACGGCAAAGTTGATGATAATCGCTCCAGTTTCAGCAGTTGAGGCGTGATTGTTTTCAACTGTGATGTTGAATGAACCAGCAGCTACTGCACTTACTCGAACGTTTGTCTGAACAGTGGTTGTACCTGATCGCACAGATAGAACGACAGTGTCGCCGATTGCAACTGCTGTGTTGGTTACTGTGAAGGTAGCTGCCGCTCCAGCTGCAAGGCTTGTGGTATCGGTAGTGATCGCACCAGTTACCTTAGATAGGGTTACCCCTGTCGTTCGGTTTGTGGTTTGAGTCACGGCACCCCCTGCACCTGTTGCGTATCCAATACCTGATGTCGCACCACTTGATGTGATTGCTGTGGTTGCCGTTACAGCACCTGTTACAGCAACACCTGCAGAAGCGGTTACTGCGCCTGTCAGAGTTGAAGCTCCGTCAACAGTAAGCGTTCCTGCAATATCAAGTGTGTTGACATTTGAGATGTCGAGTGACGAAATGTCAATGTCAGCACCCTGCATTAATGCTGGATCGTAGTTTTTGAGATTTAGTGACATGGTGTTTTTAGTTATTTCTAATAAATGACACCAAGATTAAATCCCAGTGATACCAGTAAGTTTACCCTGCCTCTTTGGATTAGTTGTTATGAACTGTCCGCCGAAATAGATGTGTCCTACTACTGAACCTGCGTTCGCAGGAACAATCCAGTCAGACCATGAGAAACCAAGACCTACTGGGGCATCGTAATCGTTACCCTCGATCTGGCTCTTGTACTGAATAGCTTTAGCTCCGAAGAACGGAAGAGCATAGAAGTCAATGAAGTTCTCATTGAGTGCGTAAAGTACGCCTGATGTTGCTTTTTCGTCTTGGATAACTGGTTTCGCATTGTACTCGAGTGCAGTGAAACCTGTACCGCCGACCATGCCTTTCATTCGGCTAGCCTCTTTCATGATTCTTTCTTGAGGTCTCAATAATTGACCATACAAGTTGAATATTGTCTCGGTAGTGTAGAAAGCTGTTGGTTTTTGTGTACCAGAGCTTACATTACTCCAAAGAGTATCCCACTGTGCAAGAGTCATAGTTCCACCTGAAGCGGTAACTGTTGAGTCAAGATTAGGATCATAAGTTGATCGAGTAAGTCCACCATAGGTGGCTGAGTTTGTTCCATCGTCTACTATGATTTCTAGGCCGTCGTGGTCTTTACCACTATTTCCTGTTCCGTCAGAGTAGAAAATTGTACCAAGATCGTCTGCCATGTCTTCTGTATCAGACTGAAGTGTTAGCTTCATAAGGTCTAGCACCTTGTCTTCAGTGTCAGCTACTGAAAGCTCATCACCTGGAAGTGCAGCAGTAATTTGGTAAAAACAGGGAGTAAACTCAAGGAATTGACGATTGTCAGTCGCCGAAGTAGAGAACGTATCGAACCCTCGGAACGATGTTCCTGTAGTGTTCTTTGATACCTTTACAGGTACACGAAGCGTTCGGCCACTCCATTTCTTTCCAGCACGTACAACACGTTGGAAAAGGACATTTGAATTGAGAACTGTATCTACAACATACGGCAAATATTTTTGCTGTACTGTAGTTTGAATTCTCTGTCCGTATAGTTCTGCCATGATTTTTAATGATTAAAATGAATAATTTGGGCTACCAAGGTCTATTTGTCGGATTCTCGAAGTCTTTCGAGGTTTTGACCGTTGGTGTTACTGGTTCTTGGCCTTTTTCTGTAGTTGTTGCTACTGCGACTTTCTTTTTTTCATCAATCTTGTCATTTTTAACTTTATTGACGTTTGCTCGCATTAACTGCCAACCTGCTTTGTAGTTCCACCGCCCTTGTGTATCTACAAGCTCATTGTCAAGGACAAATTTGAGAAGCTTATTGCGATCAATTTTTACACCATCAGGATTGAGAGATTTATCACTTTCAAGATCCTGAACTTGAGTATTAAAGTACTCAGTGGCTTCATCGATTGCGTTCTGCTCTTGCTCAGTCTTCTGCTTCATTTCATTAACAGCTTCAGTCCGAGCTTTCTCTGTTAGCGTTCCAAGGTATTGATTAAATGCCTTGAATTGCTGTTCATCCCCTCCGAACCAGTCTGGCAATTCGGTATCTGAATTATCATCACCCTTATTGCCAAGTGCTTCTTGAAGTTTTCTATCGATTTCTTCTTGAAGCTTTCTGACCTCATCAGCTTGTCTTTTCTCTTGCTCATTGAAGCGAGTCTTCCAGTCTTCTTCACGTTCTACCCATCTAGGATGTTTGTGAAGTGGACCTTTGTAATCGTCTTCTTCTGAATCGTCATCATGTTTTTTGTTATCAGCACCAGTGTTTTCATCCCCCTCTGGTGATTGGGTCTGATTTTCGATGGTTTCATCTGTTGGCGAATCAGCAGAGTTATCCTTCTCTGTGTCCGTAACTTCTGGGAAAGCTGGTTCCCCTTCGTTTTTGAACTGCGCCCTTATGTCTTCTGTCATAGTATTATGTTATCTACGTGGTTATTTGTTTAACGTCGCTAACAACGGAACGACACTATGTTTATAAATGAACTACTCTTTTTCTTTTGAACCTGATTTTGTGTGTGGATCAATTCCAATAATGTCAAATTCAGCGTTGTTTTGGAATCTACTTATGGATATGCCTGTCATCTTAACTTTTAACGTCATTGTATATTCAGTTCCGATATCCCATTTTTTAGCTTCAGGTAGGTGAACAAGCTCAATACGGAATTGTGGATAGTATTTACGTTCTTCATTAGATGACACAGGAACATCCATTTCTTTATTCGTTTTTGGTATGATTTTACGCATAATATCTTTTGTGTTTATATTTTTTGGGTAATTTCTTAAGATTTTTTGTCTTTTCGGTAAACTCTTTAACCAGTTCTGATTTTATTGAGTGTAAGTATTTTGACTGTGATTTACTATTAAATGGCATGGTTATACTGGATTAGTTGGTATTTCTTCGAGAATCGACCCTGTCGTTTCTGCAACATCCTCGACCATTTTACCTCCTGCTTGTGCGGTTTGTTTTGACTGTTCTATCTGCATTTCACGTTCCGATTCTAATTGAGCCATTTGTTGTTGCTGTGCAATCGCTTCTTGAACCATAGGATTGTCTTTGTAGAGCAGATGTGGTGCATTGGTTTCAAGCCATACATTAGCAGCTAATTCATCTGGGTTTGGATATTCAAGTCGTTTATAAAGGTCAATATTTGATATACGACCCATACTTGCCAATTCTAGTGCTTGATTTGCTATTGAAATACTGTCTTTTGGTAAAAGTGAACCCTCTTTGACTGATATTATAAGTTTAGGAGGTTCCGCACCCTCTACAAATTGAAATGCTGTATCGTAAACATATAGAAGTTGTACAAACCAGTTATATATATCATCTGCGAATTGCTCTAAGTATTCACTTACTCCACCACCAATTCTATCTGTGTCAAGACTTCTACTCATTATTTTACCTCGTACTGTGTCTTCGGAACGTACTCCTGCTGGGGTTGAGCCACTTGTACCGAATATATCTCGTAATCGTTCTCTAGTATCTAGGAGTTGGTTATATATATCATTTGGTAGACTAGGTGCGGACATTCTATCAATTGCTTCACGAGGAGATCCGTCTGGTATTACAACAGTTCCACCTTTTCGTAATGCAGTAGTTACGCTTCTTGCTTGAGATTGGGTTAGACCCGAACGACCAAGAGATACTACCATTCCACCATTCATACTGTCAGCGTTCTTGTCAATTTGCTTGTTTCTTTTATTTATAAGGTCTTGGTTTGATAAGTTCTGTGTTATTAAGCTAGTATTATCCATAGGTTGATCACCTAGATTGAATACGGAAAGGAATATATAAGGCATTTTAGGAATGGGGAAGTGATTTATACCTTTTATTTCATTTGTAACTGGAGTTTCATTACCAAAATCATCAACAGAAGTTTCATCTTCTTCACTATCATAGTTCCAATGTGGGTTTTGTTTTTTAAGAAGCACTGTTTTTCCTAACTTCCAAAACATATACTGCGGTGTCCACCATTCGATGAAATTGATTTCAGTCGCATTATCGCCTTTTGTGAGTTTATCAATAGCTTCTTTTGCTTTTTGTGTTTTCTCACCATCGCCAATAATAGCAAGGATTGTGGATGCCTTTAATTTCCTATATTCACCTATGCGATCACCTGTATAGCCGTCTTCATCAATAGTAGCATCAGGGTCAAGAATCACTCGCTTAGGGCGAATCACTCGCATTGTGGGTATGTCTTTATCTAGGTCCCAGCCGAATTTAGCAATACCAAGGTGATATATAGACCAATGTCGTGCAGCTTTTTTCAGTTTTAAACGTATTTTATTTTCATCTGCAAGGTCAGTTAATACATTTTTTACCTTTTCAATATAATGATCATGTTTTGGGTTCGGTTGATCAGTTTTACTTGATGAATGAATACTTACAAGAGGTTCTGGATTTCGTCTTGTAGTTTGCGGTAGGTAGGTTTCAAGTGATTCAAAGATAAGATTATCAACCATTGGTCTATTCTTGTCGAGTGCCAGATTGTCGTATTGTTTACCCAGCCAATAATTTTCGTTTTCTTTTATGTGTCTTTGCCAATCAGCTCGTTTTGGGGAGTCTTGCCATGATTTTTCCCATTTATCAGAAAGACTGATGATTTGTTCATCATCAAGTGTAAGATTTAATTCTGGTAGTTTGTCAGATACTATACCCTCTTGATTTTCAAGGTCTTTATCAAGTTTTCTTTTATTGATATCAGCACCAAGTGATGCATATCCTCTAATTGTATCCCATGTTGACATTGTAATTTTTTTATATTTAAACAAAAATGGGCTACTCGGAATAAACCTGAGTAGCCCATCGTGCTAACCGATTAGAGCTTATGAAAATTGTGAGGCAATCGAAAGATAGATTTCCTCTATGTGAATAGTATAACATAATTTGCATTTGTACACCAGTATTTATAAAAATGTGGATAACTTTTCCAACAATCAACCCCCATTGTTTTTTACGCAATGGGGGTGGGGAATCTTCGCACCCTGTATTTTGGTCGGTTATACCTTTACCTTGTTAGGTAGTGATGCGAGATTGCCTTTGTTGATTATAGCACTATGCTTCGTCTGAGTCACTAGATTCTACTTCTTCTGTATCTGTGGATACTGAATCGGAATCATCGTTCTCAACAACCTCTTCGGTTGATGTAGTGTTTTCTTCCATGTTTTTTAGTTTATTGATTGATCAATCATCGGTTCGACCTTATTCCGATCTATGTTTCTATTGTATCACTATTTGACGAGCGCTTGTATAGCATCTTGTGGATATGTATGCTCTGTATTTGTCCATTATGTAGGTTAATTTCAATCTTTCCATATTCTAAATCAAACAGACCTGCACTGTTCATTGTAGTGAATTTATCACGATTTTTAATAAACTCACGATATGTATCGGCATCATCTTTCGTCAATATTATTTTGTTACCTTGTTTTTCTATCATGTGTTTCGCCAATCATGTTCTTCTTCTTCATCCATGAGATCAAACATTTTTTCTGGATCAAATTTAACCGTATTATCTGGATCAACCATATAGCTATCAGGTTTTGGATCATCGGATAATGGTGTGACTAAACTTCCCATACCAGCAAATCTACTCATACCGACTCTCCAACACACCGTTGCAAGCGCCCTGTGATCACGACCAGAACGTACCCATTTATAACCTTTGATTACATTTGTCTCGGGATCAAGTACTTTGATTTTAGATAAATGATTCCAATCAAGCCAGTATTCAAACCATTCTTCTATTGTACCGTGTACTGGTATCCTTTTGGTTCTAAATTCGTCTACAACGAGCTGTATTGATCGGTTTCGGTCAATTGTGACTGCACCATGTTCATCTTTTGTACCCCATGTAAATAATTCGTTTTTCTTACGATCACCTGTGAAATATACAAAATATACTCTACCAACCCACCTTTCTGCAAATGCTCGTGAACCTATAAGGTCACCCCCAGCATCAATGAATGCTATACATTTCGGCCAACGTTTCATTATCTGATCAAGCTCACCATAGTCATTACAATCAGCTTGGTGGAATAGACCATGTTTATCGCCTAGTACATAATCAAGACGAAGTCCTGTATCAATACCTAGTATTACTCTTTGATCAGTTGTTGGTGCATATCTTTGACCAGTTAGATTCTGTGAGAAACTTTTTCGTAAAAGTTTAGAACTTGCATCAGCGTATGGTAGACCAAGTATCTTTGTGAAGAAGAATTCATCAGTAGTTTCGGGGTCTTGGAATTTATCTATTATGTCACCAGCAGATACCCATGGTGCAATGAGTAATGGTACCCAGTAACCAGACCATTTTTTATCAGGATACTTAGCCACCCATTGACCCTCTCTACGAACATAGTCTGGTAGTGTAGAACGACACTTTTTACATACAAAAGCTCTTTTTTCAAAGTCTATCGACATTTTTGATGGGTCTTCTGTATTCCATGATAGATATTGCCAATGTTCACAATGTGGACATTTTACGAACCAATGTTTTTGGTCAGATTTGAGCCAGTCAATGTGTACTCCAGTTTCAGGTAGTGAGGGGTGTGAGAATGTATGGGTTTGTTTGAATTTTGAGTGTTGGAGTCGGGCTTGATAGTCAGCGATAACATCAAGTTTTGAGCTGTCTTTTTCATCATGTACTAACCTATCAGCAGGTGTCATCATGGCGGCTTTTTTTGTCCATGTGCCTCGAAAGTATATCATTGAGCCACCTATTTGTTTACTTTCGACTGAATCTTTATCAGCCACATCAGCCAACATTGAGGGGTTATTTGCGATAATACGATTTGTTTTACCACCGACCATGACTCGTACGTCACCATCAGTAGGAAGTGTGTATATTATATCCAGATTGTATTGCTTTGCATCAAAGTGATTTTTAAGCATTTCACAGGTTGTTAGACCTACCTGTGCGGCTTTCATTACAGTCATGTTTTGAGCTTGGTCTGCATATATATCAAATAGGAATGGATGACTATCAAATTCAATAGGATCACCTTTTTCGTTTTTGATTTCTTCACGTATTATCCAGTCATGTATGCTCAAGTAGAATTTACTGTTTTTTTTAGTATTTAAAGCTCGACGACTTGCTTGTGTCTGTTTTTCGAACATATTTATGAATTGTCATGTTTATGCGTTACTTTACCTGACTGAATGACAATCTCTACTGTACCGTCTTCATGTAAGTGTCTTACTTGACCACAGAATGGGCAGATGACAACAGCTACAGATATCTGATGGATTTTGATTGGAGTAGAGTTAGATGTAGACGGATTGCTGTAATAAGTATCTGAATCACGATATTTAAGGAACAAGAATGTGTGGTTGCAATTATTCATGTTTTTGTTTTTTATGTGGATAATCGTGGTATTTTCTTTGACAAGAATCGGAGCACCATTTTTGTTTATTTGGTCTTAGTAACTTACCACATTTGCAAGTTCTAATTGTTGAGGTTAAATGCCATTTGTTACATATAGGACATGGATATACTCGTAGTCTTATTCTATCATCTTTCCAGCGTTTATTTCTTGCTGATATAGCGGCACGTTTGTCATAACATGGTTTACCAATAATACAAGTGTCAAGCGGTTGTATTTTTCCTTTTTCATGATACTTCACCATCATCTTTAGCTTTATCTTTACTTCGCTTTAAACGATTTTCTGTTAGTTTCATATGGAATTCATCAATGAGATCTTTATCCTCTTGCGGTAGTCCACCCTCAATCTTTCCACTGTGTGCGAGTTTGACTGTTTCACCGTATTCTTCAGGTTGTTTTCTCTCTATTAGCCATTTTGATAATCCTATGTCACCTGTGGTAGGTTGACCGTGTATACGTTGGGCTATATTGTGTTTTGCTTTCAATGGTAGCTTTTCTCTCATCCTATTGAAATAATCTAAAAGCTTCGGGTTTTTTTCTGTCCAGTTATAGTATGTCTGTGGTGAAATATCAGCATAATCACAAGCTTCGTGTATTGTTGCACCAATTGCAAAGGCTTCACCAAGCTTTTTGACATTCGTTTCGTTTAATTTCGTTACCGCATACGATATTTTTTTAATCCATTGTTCTTTTTTTGTTGGTCTTGCCATAATAATTTATATTACCACAATGTTTCTTTACCATTTTTAATTACATGAGTTCTTTCTGTGAATTGTAGATATCGTGTCACTATTGCATCGACATATTTTGGATCAAGTTCTATCAGACGAGCCTTACGACCAAGTTGTTCACAAGCCATTAGTGTTGAGCCAGAGCCACCAAATGCATCAAGAACGATGTCATTCTTTTCGCTTGAACGTTTTAATGCTCGTTCTGCCAATCTCACAGGTTTTTGTGTCGGATGAATGTATGAATTGGTGTTATCTCTTTTTTGATACCAAACATCGAGATGTTCTGCGAATGTACTTTGGTCTAGTGTCCATAGTTCACTGTATTTTGAGAAGTTTAGGTTTTGATAGTGAGGTTCTCCGTCTTCTTTCCAACCTATCATACAGGGTTCATATATTCGATGGTATAACTGTCCTGGAGAGTATATTAAAGAGTTTTTTAACCATAGAACAATCTGTGAGAAGTGCCACTTGTTTTCTCGCCATGCTTGTATATTTACATCAGTTAGTCGATTAGCAAACCACCAATATAATGTCACGTCCTTGGTTGAGAAGTCATACAATTGTTTTAGTATGTCTTTGTAGAATTCAAGTGCTTCCGATGGTGATTTGTCGTCATTGAATATCTTTCCTCCTGTACCACCATACTTCTCAGAATCGTATGAATATCCACCTTTTTGTTTACCTTTCTTATTTACGGAGCGATAATCAATGGAATACGGAGGGTCAGTAAATATCAATCGTGCTTTTTCTTGACCGAGTAGTTTATTGTATGTTTCAGGATCGGTTGAGTCACCACAGATGAGTTTATGTGGACCCAATTCATATAAATCACCAAGTTCGCTTTTGGGTACGCCTACTGATTCTAATTGAGGTTGGTCTTCTTCTATTTCAAGTACTAGATTTTGGTCAAATCCTGTTAGATCTACCATTTGAAGTGATAGTGATTTCAATTCTTCTACTACAATTTCCATATCCCAATCACTTTCGTTTAATTTATTATCGGCAAGTCTATATGCTTTGGCACGTTGTTTATCTAGTTCCACTTGGAGTACTGGTACTTTAGGGAGTGATAGAGATTGTGCGGCATAGTATCGACCATGACCGACTATGATGACATTTTCTTTATCTACTACAATAGGTTGATTAAAGCCAAATTCCTTAATAGATGCAGCGATTTTCTCTATCTGCTTTTTAGGATGTTCTTTCGCATTCTTGGGATAGGGTTTTATTTCACTTATGTTTGTTTCAATTACTTTCATGACTATTTATTTGGCTCATTAATCTTTAGACTCACTCGTGCATTTTCTGTAACTCCACATATGCGAATTATTGTACGAATTGCTTTTGCCGTATCTCCTTGTCTTCCAATAATCTTACCCATGTCTTCTTTATGAACATCAAGGGTTAGTAATACACCCATTTCATCTGTAGTTTGTGAAACAAAAACAGCTTCTGGGAATGATGCGATTGATTTTACTATATTTTCTAAAACTTCTGATGATTTCATGATTT